CAAAGAATACTACCAACAAGTAGAATTCATCTGGTCTTTTAAACGTAAAGAACCCATACTCTTATTCACAACAACTTTCGTGTTAACATGTCTAACTTAAAGCTTATCGGACGCCACCCCGAATTGGCTTCCCCTATCCACCCAGGAGGAGGAATCCAACAAGCTGTTATTCAGTCACTCAGACGCAATCTTAGTTCCGAGGCATTTGCTAAAACCGTTTACGGTTATCGCAGATCTACCTTTTCTAAGGAAGCCCTGATCACGGACTATCTCAAAGGAGATGTACCCAAACACAATGTCATAAAAGACGTTGCCTATTACATGGCACTCGACAAGGTCAAATCACTCTTCAGTACACCTGAAAAGTACAGACCCGTTTCTTTTCCTGACTTGCGGTATTATCCCTGGCCACTCTCAAGTTCTGCAGAGGCCCCTTTCTCTTCTTCGAAGAAACTGAGGCACGACTTCCAAGTCATGTACGAACAAGGTCAAGTCCAATCACCAAGACTGACATTCCACAATCTTTACAACCACATCTTTGTCTACAATCGTGAGACTATCCATCGCATCAAAGAAGGAGAAACCACTGATATACACAACAGAGACGCAAAGTACTGGAACACAGCGCACGCTAGATCACATCTAGTTGAATCACATGAGGATGACAAAATCCGCATGGTATTCGGCGTACCTAAACTGCTGCTACAAGCAGAAGCCATGTTTTTATGGCCGTTGATCAATCATCTTGTTAATCAAGATGGAAATGGACCTATGCTATGGGGCTTCGAAACCCTTAAAGGCGGATGGGCGAAACTATACAACTGGTTTCACACCAACCACCCACGTGCAAGATCCTTCCTCGCCTTCGATTGGCGACAATTTGACAAACGCGCACAATTCACGGTCATCGATGATCTTCATGATCTACTTAGATCTAACATCGACCTTACAAATGGCTACATGCCTACCAAACTCTACCCTGAGACTTGGAAAGACCCTGAAAAACTCGAAAATCTCTGGAAATGGATGTGCAACGCAATCAAGCACACCCCGGACCTTCTACCTGATGGTAGATTATACGAACGGCAACATGCCGGCATCGCATCCGGATTCTTCCAAACACAATTAATTGATTCACTTTACAACACTCTGATGATATACACTTGTCTTATCAAACAAGGTATCAACATAGAGAAGGTTGGAATCAAAGTACAAGGAGACGATTCACTCGTCTGTTTCTACGAATTTGTGCCAGAGCAAATACACCAGTCGTTTATCGATCAGTTCGCTTCAACAGCTGAACGATATTTTGGAGCTATCTTGAATACCAAGAAGTCTAAAATGGGCAATTCTCTTAACGGATTACCTGTTCTTGGATTTACTAATCAAGACGGTTACCCGACAAGAAACAAAGAAGCACTACTCGCTTCACTGTTATACCCCGAACGAAACACAGACCAAGCAAAATTAATGGCTCGAGCCATTGGTATCGCATGGGCAAACTGTGGTGTTCACAGTGATGTTTACGAGGTTTGTTCCGATGTGTATCACCGCTTCAAAGATGAAGGATTTTCTCCGGCTATGGCTGGACTTCCTGACATCGTGAAGTCCCAGCACCTCCTCTTCTCGCGTCCTGCAGAAGATGAGAAATATCCGAATGAATTTCCGACGTTCTTCGAAACGATTCGACACGTCCAGGAGATCAACTTCAGATCCCCAGCTCAGAAACAGTTATACTGGCCACAACAACAAGAAGGCTTAGATGACTACTTCCTTTCTGAATTCTAAACCCCGTTTCAGTCGCACTGAAATGAGAACCAATTTTAAAATTTTTATAAAATCTCAAAAAAACG